CTTTGGGCTTGAATGACTGCACGCGCTGCGCAATGTAAGTGCGGTGTACATGGCTTCGCCATGAATCCCTACGTTTCGTTACGTCTTGCAGCCGCGCCTTACTACCGTGAGGCGCGAGTGACGGTAGTTTGGCGGCAGAGTGCCTGCGGAATGCGGCATCGCTGGCGCTCGCCGCATTGTGGAGACTGGAGGTAGACGGAAATTACTGTGCACTTCTACAAGATCAGCAGAGCGGCAGCGGATGATAGGAGCAGGCCAAGTCGTTTAGCACCATCGCCTGGCAGGCATTTTCATTCCGGAGGCATAAAGGCCATTCGAGCCAGAGGCTACCAACGTGAAATTTTCTCTGGGAGGGTTTAAGGGAGGGGCATCTCTTTTTGAAAAGAGATGCCCCTCCTTTTTCGCTGCCGCAGGTACTGCGGCATTTTTTTGCGCGCAAAATTTTGCGCGCGTGCATACGACTGTGCAACAAAACGGGTGCGGCGGGGTTCGGGTGAAAAGAGAAAACAAAATGGGGGGACACGATGGAGAAAAAGGACGTGCGGCGTGAGGATGTGATCGAGGCGCTTAAGGAGATCGCGTTCGGACGGGTGAACCGCGGGGTGGAGCTGACGTATCTGAGCGAGCCGACGGCGCAGCTCATCCGAAAGATGGACTTGTCGGCGGTGGCGGAGTTCAAGAGAAACGGCAACGGCACGGTGGAGGTCAAGTTCGTCGACCGGGTAAAGGCGCTCAGCGCGCTCTATGACATGCTGGGCGGCGGAGACGCGGACGAGGCGGCGGAGTTCTTGCAGGCGCTGGAGCAGGCGGGAGAGGAGAAGGACGATTGGCGGCCGTGAAGCAGTTTTCCGCCAAGCAGAAGACGGCAATGACCTGGTGGGCGAATCCAAGATACCAAGAGTACGACGCGATCATCTGCGACGGGGCGGTGCGAAGCGGAAAGACGCTGTCGATGGGGATGGGCTTTTTCCTGTGGGCGATGCGGCGCTTTAGCGGCGAGCAATTTGCGCTGTGCGGGAAGACGATCGTGTCGCTGCGGCGCAACGTGTTGCATGAGATTTTACCGAAGGTGACGGCGCTGGGCTTTCACTGCGAGGAGAAGCGGAGCGAGAATTTAGTGGTCGTGCGAAGCGGAGGGAGGGAAAACCGCTTTTACCTCTTCGGCGGATACGACGAGGGGAGCGCGGCGCTCATCCAGGGTGTGACGCTGGCGGGGGTGCTGTTCGACGAGGCGGCGCTGATGCCGCGCTCGTTTGTGGAGCAGGCGAGCGCGCGATGCAGCGTATCGGGCAGCAAGCTGTGGTTCAACTGCAACCCCGAGGGGCCGATGCACTGGTTTTACCGCGAGTGGATCCTGCGCGCGGAGGAGCGTGGGGCGCTGTATCTGCACTTTACGATGGACGACAATCCGTCGCTCTCGCCGCGCATTCGGGCGCGGTACGAAAAGGCATACAGCGGGACATTTTACCGGCGGTTCATCCTGGGCGAGTGGACGGCGGCGAAGGGGCTCATCTATGACTTCTTTACGCCGCAGGAGTATTGCGCTCGTGTGCCGGAAAAGCCGTGGGAGCGGGTGAGGATCTCCATCGACTACGGGACGGTGAATCCGACGAGTTTTGGCCTGTGGGCGCTCAAGGACGGGGTGTGGTACCGGGCGCGGGAGTATTACTTCGATTCGCGCAGAGAGGGGCGGCAGAAGACGGACACGGAGTATGTGGCGGACCTTAAAAAGTTTGCGGCGGGGGAGACAGTGGAAAAGGTGATCGTCGACCCGTCGGCGGCGAGCTTTATTGAGGCGCTGCGGCGCGAGGGATTCCCTGTGAGCAGGGCGGACAACGATGTGGCGGACGGCATCCGCGTGACGGCGAACCTATTGAAGCAGCGAAAGATCGTGATCTGCGAGGGCTGCGAGAGCTGCCTTAGCGAGATCGCGGCGTATTGCTGGGAGGACGGCGGAACGGGAAGAGACCGGCCGAAAAAGGAGAGAGATCACGCGATGGATGAGATGCGGTATTTTGCCGTGTCGATCGCGAAAAAGGAACGCGGAGGCGACATTGCGATGCGCGCGGTGGAGCGCGCGGCGCGATGAACAAAACGGAAAAGGAGAGGACAGGATGAAAGTACCCTGGCAGAAGGAGAGAAGCACGGGCGGCGAGACCGCCGTGCAGCTGCGCAGCGGCGGACGCAGTACATTCGGACGGCTTGAGAGCTATGTGCCGCTGCTGGACGGGGAGACAGCGCTTTACCGCGAGGTGCGCGAGGCGGTGCCGGTGGTGGACGCGGCCATCTGCAAGCTGATCCGGCTGACGGGCGGCGTGCGCGTGGCATGCGGCAACGAGCGGGCGGAGCAGGGCTTGCAGCGCTTTTTGTGCGAGGTGCCGGTGGGCAGAGGGCAGAGAGGCATCAACGCCTTTTTGGACTGTTACCTCGATTCGCTTTTGACCTGCGGGCGCGCGGTGGGCGAGATCGTACCGGACGCGGAAGGACGCGAGATCGCGGCGGTGCTGTGCGCGGACGTTTCGCAGGTGGAGGTGCGCGAGGGGGACAATCCGCTCGAATTCTGCCTGTGCGGTGTGGACGGCGGCGGGCGCAGCGTGCCGCTCGAGTATCAGGACCTACTGCTCTTTACGCCGCTCAACCCCGAAGCGGGGCACCCTTACGGCGTTTCGATGCTGCGCTCGATGCCGTACTTAACGGGGCTGCTGCTGAAAATTTACGACGCGATGGGAAAGAACTGGGACCGCTGCGGCAATGTGCGCTTTGCGGTGACCTATAAGCCGCAGGACGGCGAGCTCGACCGCGGGGCGGCACAGGAGCGCGCCGAGCAGATCGCCGAGGAATGGTCGCGGGCGATGCAGGAGGGCAGAAACGGCAGCGTGCGCGACTTTGTATCGGTGGGCGACGTGTCGATCAAGGCCATCGGCGCGGACAACCAGATCCTCGACAGCGAGACGCCGGTACGGCAGATCTTAGAGCAGCTGGTGGCGAAGACGGGGCTGCCGCCGTTTATGCTGGGGCTGAGCTGGTCGTCGACCGAGCGAATGAGCGCGCAGCAGGCGGATATGCTGACAAGCGAGATCACGGCGCTGCGGCGCACGCTCGAACCGGTCATCGAGCGCGTCTGTACGCTGTGGCTTAGGATGCACGGCTACGGCTGCCGTGCGGTGGTGGACTGGGAGGACATCAACCTGCAGGATGAGGTGGAGGAGGCCAAAGCGGCACTCTACTTGCAGCAGGCGCGAAAGCTCAGGCAGGAAAATGATGAAGCGGAGGGGAAATGAGCATGGAAGTGAGAAAAGAGAGCAATGGGCTCAAAAACAGCATGGTGACGCGCGAGGAACTGGCAATCATCAATCAGTTCACGAAGCGCGCGCTCAAAGAGGACGAGGTCTACACCTTTGCCGTGCGGCTGTGCGACAACGAGGTGGACCGGGACGGCGAGCGCTTTCCGCGCGCGACGCTCGAAGAGCTCGCGGAGCTGTTTGTGGGCAAAAGCGGCATTTTTGACCACGAGTGGACGGCGAAGGGGCAGGCAGCGCGCATCTACCGCACGGAGATCGTGGAGGAAGGGGGCGTTTGCTCGCAGGGCGAGGGGCGCTGCTATCTCAAGGGCTATGCGTATATGCTGCGCGGCGGCGAGAACGACGCGCTGATCGCGCAGATCGAGGGCGGCATCAAAAAGGAGTGCAGCGTCGGGTGCAGCGTCAAATCTGCGCAGTGCTCTATCTGCGGCGGCGACGCCAGACGGTGCGAGCACTATCGCGGCAAACGGTACGACGGCGCGCTTTGCTTTTATAAGCTTGTCGGCGCGGTCGACGCTTATGAGGTTTCTTTTGTCGCGGTTCCCGCACAGCGCGCGGCGGGCGTGACCAAAGAGTTCGAGGGCAAGGAACCGCCCGAAGGAAAAGAAAAGTCCACAGACTACACGGATGCCATACGCATCCGTGAAAATTTTATCTACATGGAGGAATCAAACGATGAATAAGAAAATGAGAGATCTGCTTGCCAAAATCAAGTCCAAGACCGAAGAGGCAAGGCAGCACAATGAGGCGGGCGAGGTTGACCTTGTCAAGGCTTGCCTCGACGAGGTCGACAACCTCAAGGGCGAGTATGAGACCGAGAAGCGCCTTTTTGAGGCGGAGCAGGACGAGCTCGACCCCGAGGAGCACGGCGACAACGGCGGTGCAGATCTCAGCGAAGAGAAGAGCTTTGTCGAATATCTGAGAAAGGCGGCCTCGGCGGGAATGTCGCAGGGCTCGAACGGCGCGATTATCCCGAAAACCATCGCGAGCAAGATAATCACCGATATAGTCAACGTATCGCCGATTATTGAAAAGGCCACAAAGTACTACACTAAGGGCGCTCTGTCCATACCTGTCTACGGTACCGACGCCTCTGCCGATTCGCCGACCGGTGATATCGCCGCCGCCTATCAGGGTGACGAGTTCACCGCACTGACCGCAGGCCAGGGCAAGTTTACGAGCGTAGACCTTTCCGGCTATGTCCTCGGCGCGCTTACCGTCATTTCCAACAAGCTTATCAACAACACCGACATTAACATTGTCGCAAAGGTTGAGGAGCTTATGACCGAGGCTTTCCGCGTCAAGCTCGAGCGCGAGCTTATCCACGGCACGAGCGGCAAGATGACCGGCGCGGTCTCGTCCACCAATAAGATGACCCTGACCACCTATACGCTCGCGGGTATCACCTTCGATGTCCTGATAGAGATGCAGGCGATGATACCGCAGATCTACCAGTCCAATGCGATGTGGATTATGAGCAACAAGACCTTTACCGCGCTCCGCAAGACCAAAAACTCGCAGAACGAGTATCTGATGAAGGATATCGAGACCGGATTCGGCTGGAAGATTCTCGGCTCTCCGGTCTATATCTCCGACGCGATGGACGAGGCAACCAAGCAGGAGGGCTTCCCCGTCCTCTACGGCGATTTTTCGGGCATGGCGCTGAAAATCGCGAAGCAGCTTGAGCTGCAGGTGCTTAACGAGAAGTATGCCGACAAGAACGCTAAGGGCGTTGTCGGTTGGCTCGAAGCAGACTCCAAGGTCGAGAACAATCAGAAGATTGCTGTCCTGCAGTCCGGCAAGCAGAACGGCTGAGGCGGTGTAAACAATGGCCGTATCACTGACGGAGGCTAAACGCTTCCTGCGTGTCGATGACGATGTCGACAATGCAATGATAAAAGGCTTTATCGACGCGGCCGAGAAATTTCTCTCGGC